TGGTAGCAGCAGCAGTAGCAGAAGATGCTGCAGCAGTTTCTGAAGACTGAGCAGCAGTTACGCTGGCTGCCATAGTTGAGGCATAGGTAAGTGCTGATGATGCTGATGTGCTGGCTGAGTTAGCCGAGGTTAGGGCAGAAGATGCTGAGGTGCTAGCCGATGAGGCTGAGGTTGCTGCTGCGGTAGCCTGGTTAGTAGCCGTAGTAGCAGATGCTGCTGCGCTGGTAGCGCTGGTTGCTGCTGCTGTCGCAGAACTGGCTGCAGCCGTTGCTGAGGACGCTGCTGCTGTGGCTGAGGTAGATGCACTGTTGGCGCTAGTTAGGGCGTTAGAAGCGCTTGTAGAGGCGCTAGAGGCACTCGTAGCAGCACTGGCAGCACTTGTGGCTGCGGAGGCTGCTGAGGTGCTGGCAGATTGAGCATCACCTAAAATTGAATCAACATACGATTTAGGGGTAGCAGAAGAGGTAGACATACCTACGCTAGATAGACCAGTAATAACTGGGCTACCAGAGATAGTAGGGCTAGTTAAAGTCTTGTTAGTCAGGGTCTGAGTAGCATCATTAATTGTTACCGTACCTGAGGTATTCGGTAGGGTGATTGTGTTGTCCTGTGTTGGGTCAACTACTGTCAGAGTTGTTTCATAGTCATCTGCTGTTGAGCCCTCAAATACTATGCTAGTTCCAACACCAGGAGTACCTGTGATTGTTGGGTTAGAAATTGTTGGGCTGGTAAGAGTCTTATTGGTAAGAGTCTGAGTCTTGGCTGTACCAACGACATCGCCTTCACCTGCTGCGATTCCGTGTAGTGACTGAGCGTTACCGCTACCATCATTGTAGGAAGCGCTAGCCTGAGTATGTAGGTTTGCATCGCGGAAGTCGCGACCAATCGCCATATGTCTTACGACAGCACCTGCTGAGTGAGCCTGTTGAGTTGAGCCATCTATAGCACGAGTAATCGTAAAGGTATTGGTAGATACCGCAGTCGCATCTACAATTTCTTCAAGCGCAGTATCTGGGTCGATTACCAACGTAAAGGTTCGACCTGCTGGGATTGTTACACCACCTAGAAGGGTCGTTCCAGAGACAACTGTGAAGGATGTCGCACCAGCAGTTATGGCTGCCGTCAGCGTAGACTGCTGAGAACGAGATGAATATTGACGAGTTGTCATTCAGGTTCCTATCGGTTGAAGCGAATGCGGGGAGGATATTGACCTTGGAAAGCAGAAATCTCTTCCCGTAGTCTTTGGGTATACAAGGCAAATACTTGACGCACAGCATTGTTGGCTGAACCAAATGGACGCTTTGCATCAATCTCATCAGCCTGTGGGCTAATCTGGCTAGCACGGGCTGGGTCTAGATAAGTCAGAAGTCTGTAGGCAGCACCAAGAATTACTACATCTCTTGCTGTCTCTGGGTATCCTGTCTGAGTTGTAAAGGTTTCTGAGTTAGAAGTAAAGGCTGTAGGTTGAGTAACATACATAACCTTGACTGTACGACCAGGGGTAATAAAGTCATAGATTGTAAGAGTCTGGCTTCCCGCACCCCAAGTATTGGTCTCGGCTAGTGGGTCAAAGTCATAACGATTAACTCGAATCCATTCTTGAGATGGACCAGTATCCTGCCACATAACAGTCAAGATAGATTCGATATTTAGATTACTTAAGTCATAAGTATTTTGCGCTGCGTTGAATGTAAAAGTAGTTTGCTTGACAACCATCAACTGTGTGCCCATTGCTCGGATGGTGTCGTTGATTGCTCTCTTGACTACGTGACGTGGGAAGATAGGAGAGATAGTAACCTTGGCATCGACTGCGTGAGTAGAAGCAGTAGTTCCAAGATAGCCTCTACCATAAGGTGCGATTGTTGCTGTGTTAGCAACGCGGTCAAAAGAATCTACCCACATTAGTTCTTCGTCAACTTCAAGGATACCTTTACCGAGGTTATCGGTAGAGCCGAGGCTTAGGATTGTAGGAGATGAACTTGGTGAGGTAAGAGTAGTTATCGCAGAAGTTAAATAAGTGGAGCGGTCCTGCTGATATGTATATCCTGAGAGGTTAATCAAAACCTCATCAATCATTTCGCTAAGTGTTGTCACAGGTCAATGCTCCTTAGTGCATCAGTTGGAGATAAGTCAGTTGTTCCTGCTAGTTCGTTGCAGATACCGCCAAGGGCTTTATAGTCATCAGGTTGGCGATTAGCGTCAGCCTTCTTGTTTAACGCACCAATCAGCGCTAGCCCTGTTGTTCCTGCGTAAGCATTGGCAGCAGCAGTTGGAGCCTTGTAATCAGAAATTGCTGGATATGTCCCACCATTAGCCAAACGATTAAGTTCGCTGGCGAAAGAACTACCTGCTGTACCAGTTGCCATTATCTATACCTTGCCGTTTTCTTTGCTATGGATTTTGGTTGCTTTACGAATTGCTTGCCTTTTTTATTACCTTGAGCCTTAGCCCTATTAGTTGCTGCCTTTTCTGCAGGAGTCAAATTAGCCCAGGCTGCTTTAGGTAGATAGCGCTTCTTACCCTTAGAAGGCTTACCATCAGAAGTTGTCCACTTCTGCTTGGTCCAATCCTTAAGTGATTTCTGAGACTTAGCCAATGCCATTACTTGTAGCCTCCGCCTCGTTTCTTGTATTCAACTGCTAGCAACTGCGCTTTTCGGGCTGACCATTCTCCAGGGTCTCCACCTTTTGAGCCAGCCTTAATCTTCTTAAATAATTCTTTTCTCATACCAGGCTTTGTATAGTTGCCAGCCTCGTTGACTCTAGATTTAGTTTTTTTCTTAGGCTTCTTTTTTACCATTTAACTTTATCCGCCCAGTAGGCTGCACTCATCTTGCCTTTAGCAATGTTCTTCTTGTGACGAGCCTTGAATGACTTTTGACGAGCGGTTGGCTTCTTATCGCCAGTTACTCCTTGTTGTCCAAAGCGAATCGTCTTTACCTTGTCCCCTTCTTTAGCCACAACTACGTGTGACTTAGTCGGATGGTTAGGGGTACGCTTAGGCTTATTGAAACCAGATACTCCTGCTCTCTTAAGCCTTGGGTCTCTCTTTTCCATATTCCCCATACTTTCCTAGTACTGCTCTGATAGTTCCATTTTTGTTAAGACGCACCACGAACCCATTCTTTATCTGTACTGAATTGAATCCGCGATGCGTCTTATATTTTCCTGAAGACATTACTTCTTCTTTTTCTTTCTTGACATACCAGCCTCAGATAAGGCTATGGCTACTGCCTGCTTACGCGAAGTAACTTTCTTGCCTGAAGAAGATTTTAGTTTGCCACCTTTGAACTCTCGCATTACCTTTGAGACTTTCTTTTGCTTGGCTGCTTTCTTCATTTTACCAACCGTACTTTCGCTTTAGAATTTCATCCATAATCTTTCCCTGACGACCTTGGGTCGCTGGAGGATATGGAGGAAGTGGATAGCCCATAGGTCCGATTCTGGTTTTGCCAGCCTTAGGCTTCTTCTCCTCTTCCCTCTTTTTGTTCTTAGCCATTGTTACTTCTTGCCCATCTTCTTAGACATAGCCTTCTTTGCCATCTTCTTGGCTGCTGCCTTCTTAGCCATCTTCTTACCCTTGGCTGTGTATGGGAACTTCTTGCCGTCTACCATTGGCATATTAAACTCCTAGTTCTTTCATTACCGCTGCTGATTTTTTATTGATATGTTTTGTCGGAGGCATCTTGCCTGCGTCATACGCTCTGCCTAATGTCTCGCTTGCTTTTACTGCTTCCTGAATCTTCTTCATAGAAGTTCCAGATGGTTGAATGCCTTGGGCTCTTGCCTCTTTATAAGCATCCAATTCTTTGTTAAATGCCTTGGTTGGCATTACTCTTCGACTATCAGCATCTCCAGTATTCATCTGGATGCTTAGTCCCTTGCACCCGAAACAGCCATCAACTGGCTCAGGGTGATGTTCCCAATGTTTCATATTTGAGTAAAGTTACTTTCTGTGACTCCAACGTTCCCTGCTATTAAGGCTGCCTTAGTAGCATCGTCAACAATGTGGTTATAGCCACCCTGATAAATCTCAGGGTAATTCGCATAGTCCTCATCCATCAGATAACGGACCTGTGCATACTGACCATTAGTATTTCTTACTATGGTTATACCTCGGTCAATCCTGTAAAAGTAAAATAGGCGAGCCTGTCCAGCAGGACCTTCTAGTACAGTTGGTGTTTCAAACAACCATTGAGTCATTAAGTCCTCCTAGCGAACTCACCCCGAAGGGCAGACTTTCTAGGGTCTGCCCGTCAGAGTCAATCAACTAAAGAGCAGCGATTGAAGAACCGCTTTCGATGCGATACAACGCTTCCTCACGATAGCGAGCAAAGCCGAGTACGCCGTACCAGCCCATTGGGCGGAAGCGCATCAACTTGTCGGTTACGTTACCGATAACGATGTGTGGCTCTTCTGCAACAGCCTCAGCAAGTGCTTGCTGTCCGCAGAGGATTGTATCAAATACACGGGTTACTGGAGTTACAGTTACAGTAGTTGTAGCGGTAACGGCTGCAGTATTTGCAGTATCTACAGTAATGGTAGATGTGTCGCCAGAGGTGACAATAGAAACAATCTTTGCACCTGAAGCAATACCAGTTCCAGCAATCTTATCTCCTGCTTCTGCACGAGATGCAATTACGGAAGATGAAGCAACACCAAAGGTGAAGCCTGCTGATGTACCAGCAACAGTTACTGCTGTGGTTGTAAGAGCAGACTGGTCAGCGCCATCCTTAGCGTTTGGCATACGTGGGGACTCGATGAAGAATGCACCTTCGTAGTCTCCAATTTCGCCTGCCCAGATATTATCAACAGCAGGATTGCTTTGTGCGTGGACGAAGTTCCAGCCGAGGTTTCCTGACTCCGCACGGAGGTCGTGTGAAACTTCTGGGTGGATACCGCACCAGTAGTAGGAACCGCGACGTGGAGTTGCCTTGTTGGCACGCAACTTAGCAACTGCACGGCGAATATCAGCCGAGTCGATTGTTGCAGCAGCAGCGATTGTTGCTGTGCTTGTAGCGGTGGAACCGCTGTAGATTACATTTGTTCCGCCAG